GTGGTTTTACTGCTCAAACGGCTCTACGGTTGTAGATAAGTACGTTATCTATAACTACTTGGAAAACCTTTGGTATTACGGGACTCTTAGTAGAACAGCTTGGCTCGACTCGCCGCTACGGGAATACCCTATGGCTGCTGGGTATGAAAACCGCATCATATATCACGAAGTTGGCACTGATGACGTAGCTGGAACATCAGCTTTACCTATTACTGCATATATTCAGTCTGCTGACTTTGATATTGGTGACGGAGACCACTTTGCGTTTATTTGGCGGATACTGCCTGACATTAACTTTAACGGGTCAAACGTCAATATGCCATCCGTTAATATGGAGATTACGCCTAGACGCAACTCTGGCGCTGCGTACAGTCCTGCAGATAACCCAACAGTTACAAGCCAAGACAATTACACCCTTACTCGCTCGTACAACATCCAAGAGTTTACCGGTCAGGTTTATACTCGCCTACGTGGTCGTCAGATGGCACTGCGTATTGAGTCTACCAACCTTGGTGTAGCGTGGCAGCTAGGTAGCATTCGTGCTGATATTAAAAGTGACGGGAGACGTTGACCTAAATGGCTACCTCTTCCAACCCCCTTAGACTGCTTGTGCGACCCTCAAAATCGCCTAACTTACCATTAGCTCCAAGTCAGTACGCGCCACAGTATCAAGAGCAGTTTAGTAATGCTTTAAGATTATATTTTTCTCAGGTAGACAACGTTAATAGTGCGGTGCTTGGTGTTGATGGTGGGCATTATTTACAGAACCCACACATTGCAGCGCAAAATAACGTTGACCAATATTCTTTAGGGAACGACACCCCAACACAAGTTTTATTTGACGTATTAGATTCAATCTCCGGGTTTACTTTAGACCCGACAGGGTACGCAAAATCTAGCCAAAGCGGTGTATACAAGATTGACTTTAGTTTGCAACTAGCTAACAGCGACAATGCACAACACGATGTTTTTGTCTGGTTACAAACAAATGGTACGGTAGTTCCCGGTTCTTCTAGTAGATTTACCGTCCCTGCACGTAAAAGCGCAGGAGTATTTGGATATATTGTTGGCTATTCTTCTTTAACGTTTGAGATACAGAAAGATGACGAAATACGACTTTGGTGGGCAACTGAGAAAGCGGCTACTTCTGGCGGGACTTTGGGTGTATTTATGGACTCTCTCCCTGCACAAACCGTACCGTACATCAGGCCTGCCAACCCCTCTGCTGTAGGTAGTATTGTCTTTGTATCTAGGCTACCTACATGATAATATTAATCAATTTCCAAAGCGAGTAAAAAATATGATCCCTATCGTAGCTGGTTTATTAATGGGCGCTGCAATGGGTGGTGGTATTGCCGCTTTGCAGGGTAAAGATGTCCTTAAAGGCGCTTTAATGGGCGGTGCTGGTGGCGCTCTGGGTGGTGTATTGATGCCCGCTGCTGGTGGGTTGATGGGTGGAGCGGAAGGCGCTGTTGCTGGGTCTGCAGGTTCTACGGCGGGTACTGCTGGCACTGCGGCTGCATCGGAAGGAATCACGTCAGCCTTAGCAAATCCTTCAAGTATGTTTTCTGGGGGGTCACTGACTGGTGGGGCGACACCTACGGTTGGTCTTAGTACAGCAGGATCACAAGCATTAATGCCATCTACTATGGGTGTACCTGCTAGTACTGTAGCTGGTTCAGGTCTTACTCTTCCCGCAGCCACTGCTGGTGCTGCTGGTGGATCTGGTGGTATCGGCGCTTTCCTTAGCGCTAATAAAGGCGCTCTAATGGGTGGCGGTTTGGGTGGAATGATGGCTCCGGGCGAGCCTCCTCCAAGTCCAGAACAAGGTAACATCCGTGAGTTTAGTTTTAATCCGGGCGAACAGAACCCATTGTTTGGAAACCCCGGCGAGACCTACTATAAAGGTCGAGGATTTACAGAAGGTAAGGTAACTCCTGTTGAAGACTACGATAAAGCCAACGGCGGCATTATTGCTCTTGCTGAAGGCGGCGCACCCGGTATTGAGATGCAACGTTATGCTCGTCCAACACGCCAAGTAGACCCTGCTGTTGCCGCATATAACGCACAGATCATGGAACGGGCTAACCAACAATACAACATCAATAACCGTCCCGGCCCAAATCAAGTCCCCGGATCAGCGGGTTATGTAACACCTACTGTTACAGAAAAACCAAAAGAGCCTCGTGTATACACTGACCTCATCAATAATCCAGAGGGCAAGAGTAAGTCCGAAACTATAAGCGACGATATGTACGCGGAGCTAGACGCTAGGTATGGCAATAACAACAATTCTTGGTATTCTGGTGATGGTGGTGGCTCAAAGAATGGTGGCAGAATTACACAACGGTATAACCAAGGTGGTATCTCCACTCTTGGCTCTTACTCCGATGGTGGTCAGTTGCTTAAAGGCCCCGGTGATGGCGTAAGCGATTCTATCCCTGCACAAATTGGTCGCAAACAACCCGCCCGTCTTGCTGATGGTGAGTTCGTAGTTCCTGCTCGCATCGTTTCAGAGTTAGGTAATGGTTCAACAGATGCAGGTGCAAAACGCCTCTATGCCATGATGGATCGAGTGCAGAAAAACCGCAAGAAGTCCATTGGCAAAGGCAAGGTTGCCGTTGATTCTAAAGCACACAGAATGTTACCCGCATGAAGATACAGCACGTCCCGGTACAGTTTGCCGCCCAGACATGGGATTTAGTCCGGGATTTTTTAGCTGAGTCTCAGCAGTACGCTCAGGGTGATTACACCTTGGATCAGGTTCAGATGTATGTATGCACGGGTCAGTGGTTGTTATTAGTTGCAACTGATGATGAGCAAAAGATTCACGGTGCAATGACTGTTGAGTTTATTAACAAGCCTACAAAGCGCGTTGCATTCGTAACAGGCACAGGCGGTAAATTCATCATCAACGACTCTACGTTTAAACAGCTTGAAAACGTATGTAGAGTTAACGGTGCTACAGCTATTGAATGTGCAGCAAGAGACTCAGTTGCAAAATTATTGACCCGCTTTGGGTTTGAAGACAAATACAGGATTCTCGGAGTGTCACTATGATTTATGACTTAGATGGTATGTTGCCCGCTAGGGCATTTCAGCGTGATGCGCGTGGACAGATTAAACCTCAATCAGGCGGTGGTGGAGGCGCTCCGGCAAACCAAAACGTAACCACTACGTCCATTCCTGAATATGCTCGTCCGTATGTCGAGAAGATGCTTGGTAAAGCGTACGACTATACCGATACAGATAAGAATCCTTATCAGGCATATACAGGACAACGTACTGCTGCGTTTACCCCGATGCAAGCGCAAGCCATGCAGAATGTGGCTGGTATGCAAACTTCTGGGCAACTGACTGACGCTTCTAACTTAGCTTATAGCGCGGGTCAGCAAGGTCTTGGCGCACAGCAAAACGCGCAGCAGTTGCAAAATACAGCCCTTGGCTACGGTCAAGCAGGTGCAGGGTACGGAGCTGCTGCTTCTCAGTATGGAGCCGAAGGCGCTCAGCAAGCACAACAGGCCTCGCAGCAAGCACAACGAAATGCGCAGATGTACGGTCAAATGGGCGCGAATTACGGCGCTCAAGGTGCAGATCAAGCGTTGCAAGCCCAACGTGCTGCTGAAGGTCAGGCAGATATGTACGGTCAGATGGGTGCTGGTTATGGCGCTCAAGCTGCTGCAATGGCTCCTCAAGCACAACAATACGGTGCTACTGCTGCCCAAATGGGGCAGACAGGTATGGGTTACGGCGCTCAAGGCGCAAACATTGGGCAACGTGGTGTCAGTGCTGCCGAACAGGGTTTTGGCGCAGGAGAAGCATATCGTAAAGAAGCTACGTCAGCAGATGCAATGGGGCAGTACATGTCGCCCTATATGCAGAACGTTGTTGCACAACAGCAAAAAGATGCTGTGCGTCAAGCAGACATTGCTCGTCAAGGAACAAAATCACAAGCTGCTAAATCCGGTGCTTTTGGTGGATCACGGGCAGCAATTGTAGAAGCTGAAAACCAACGTGGTCTTCAGGATCGTTTAGCTAACATTCAGGCACAAGGTTCGCAGTCTGCTTTTGAGAAAGCACAGCAAGCTCAACAGTTTGCCTCTACTGCGGGAATCCAAGGCTTGCAAGCAGGTTACGGCGGTCTTCAGACTGGTATGCAAGGTACTGCTCAAGGTATGCAAGGTGCTGAAACCGGAATGCGTGGTCAACAGGCTGGCTTAGCAGGCCTTAATCAGGCTGGTCAATTGCAACAACTTGGAATGCAAGGCGCAGGTCTGGGTCTTCAGGGTACTGGACAACGTCTCGCTGCTGCGCAGGTTGGTTTGCAAGGTACAGGACAGGGTATGCAGGGTGCAGGTGTTGGGCTATCCGGTGTTGGTCAACAACTCGCAGGTGGTCAGTTAGGGCTTCAAGGTGCGGAGACAGGCATTCGTGGTCAAACCGCAGGTATGCAGGGTACAGGTCAAGGAATTTCTGCAGTGCAAGCGGCGACTGGCGCAGGTCAGTATGGGCTTCAGGGTGCAAGCGCCGCCAATCAGGCAGCTAGTACGTTGGGTCAACTTGGTCAAACGCAGTTTGGGCAAGAAACCGCCATTACAGATGCACAGATGAAAGCCGGTGCAATGCAGCGCGGGGAAGAGCAAGCGGGTCTTGACCAGATGTATCAACAGTTTATGGCTGAGCAAAACTACCCAATGGAGCAGTTGGGTCAGTTCAGTAACATCTTGCGTGGTCTGCCACTTAATCAACAGACCCAGTCTCAGTATCAAAACCCAAGCATGTTATCGCAAGGTATTGGTGCTGCTACAGCCGGATACGGTCTCTATCAAATGGGTCGTAAAAAAGGTGGAGCTATTAAAGAAAATAATGGCGGTTTGGCTACGCTTGGAATGTACAATGCCATGAGAAAACGGGGATAAATTATGTCAGTAATGGATATGAACTCTCGCATGGCAATGGCTGAAAAGCTGTCTGTGCAACAACTCCAACAGGCGATCCAATCCGGGTCGCTTCCTGCTTATATTGGCATCCCCCTTATCGAGCAAAAGAACAAAGAGAAGTCACAAATGGCTGCTGCCCAACAGGGTCAGCAAAAGCCTCCAAGTGTAGCTGCGAGCATTCTTCAGCAAGCAGAACAGGGTGTAACTCAATTGCCTAGCAACCTGCCTGAGCAAGGCATGGCGGGCGGAGGCATTGTTGCTTTTGCTGAGGGCGGAGATGCAGATGACTTTGATGTTGAAGCTTATCGTGAGCAAGAAGCTGAAGATGAGTATGCAGGTTCTTTGAGCGCTCTCATTGCTGCGGCACAAGCGGCTGCAGAAGAGGGCGTATCAACAAAAAAGAAAGGCAAAAAATACGCCGATGGCGGCATTGCTCGTTTAAATGCTGGTGGACTTGGCGGCGACTTTCTTGAGCCTGTGGATTTTGGTGCTGAACTTGATAGAGCAAGAGAAATAAGTGCTGCCGCAGAGGATGCCGTAAAGAAGTTTGGCACTATGGGAGCATCTGGAAATCCAGAAGATTTTAAAGCGGCACGAGAAGCCTTACTTAAGTCAAAAGAAAGAGAAAAACTTTTGCAGGGTCAGTATGAGTTGAATATGGCAAACAGCCCAGAAGCACGTCCTGCAAACTACACTGATGTATTGCGAGCAAGACCGACCATGAATGGTGGTAGAAATGTACCATCATTGCCTTCCGTTCCATATTCCCCTCCTTCTGCTGCACCAATGTTATCTACAGTAAATGTGACTCCAGCAAACGCTTCGCCAGAACCCATTCCACAGAATACTGAGGACATGGACATTACCAGAGATACAGGTATGCCGGGAGGGGCGTTGCCAAACAAAGGTATTGCAAACCTACCCGCTGCAAACACAGCAAATCCAGCCGTTCCGGGCGCTCCACAGGGCAAAATGAATCCTACAGCGCTTGTAAATCAGGTCGCTGAGCAGACCGGCAGACCTAGAGGCGCATACGATGACTTCTTGGACGAGATCAAAGCAGGTCGTGAAGAGCTGAAAACCCAAGCTCAGAAAGACAAGTACATGGCTATGATCGCCGCCGGTCTTGGCATGATGTCTGGCACATCTCCTAACGCCTTTGCGAACATTGGTCAGGGCGCACAAGCAGGTGTAGCAAGCTATATGGCGTCTGGCAAACAACGAGCAGCAGAAAAGGCAGCTCTTAACAAGAACCTACTGATGGGTCGCCGTTACCAAAGCATGGAAGATGTTGCTAACCGTACCGCAGATATCAATGAGCGTCGTTATGCTGCTATAGCTGCTGCGCGAGGTGCAGGCGGAGATAATAAAGCAGATGAGTTGGCGCGTAGACAAATCAACGACATTGGTAGATTAGCTGAAACTAGATACAGAACATTAAGCACAGCGCTTGACAAAGCAAGACAAGATCGAGTGCTTGATGAGAAAGGCTACCAAACAGCTCTTGCAAATTTAAACAACGATCCTGAGTTAAATAGATACAATACCATTGTCAAACAATTGACCAACAAAATGTACGGACTTTCTGAAGAAACCCCAGCGCCTTCAGGCGAGTCTGGCGGTACTAGACTTAAGGTTGACAAAAACGGCAACATAATTCAGTAAGGTATATCATGGCTATTGAAGCACAATTATTTGATGGAACAATTGTTGAATTTCCTGATGATACCGACAGGTCTGTTATTGAAAAAACGGTTAAAAGATTAACGGCTGAACGGCAACCTAAAGAACCAGAAGAAAAAGAAAGCGTATTACGTCAAGCAGCAGACATCCCTGTTAACTTTGCAAAAGGTATTTCGCAGGGTGTTCGTATGCTGTCTGATGCCTTTGGTGCAGACAATGCGGTCTCAGCTAATTTACGTGGTGTTGAAGACTATCTTGGCAACTTACTGTCCGCTCAGGCTAAAAACGATCAGCAAGAGATAGCAAGTATCTTTAAAGAAGCCGAAGATAAAGGCGTTCTTGAGCAAGTTAAAGCAGGTCTTAAAGCCTTTTCTGTTGCTCCTGTAGACATCATGTCTCAGGCGTTTGGCACGATCATTCCAACTCTTGCAGGTGGTCTTGTAGGTAGAGCAGTAGGAATTGGTGCGCGAGCTGCGGGAGTAGGTACAGGCGCAACGATGGGCGCAGGCGCTGGCAAAAGTGCTATCTATGATGCAGTTACAGAAGAGCTAAAACAAACCGGTTTACCTCCAGAAGCAATTCAACAAGCCGCAACACAGGCGCAAGAATACGGCGGCAAGAACCTTGATCTTATTCTTGCCAACACCCTATTGGGCGGTGTGGCAGCAGGAACCGGTATTGAACGCGCATTGATCCCCGGCATGGTCAAGAACATCAGCGCAAACGTTGCCAAACGTGGTGCTATTGGGCGAGGTCTTGCAACAGGTGCGCCTGAATTGCTGACAGAAGGCGCTCAAGGCGGCACAGAACAATTTAGCCAGAACGTTGCATTGCAGCGCGAAGGTTTTGACGTACCAACATTCCGTGGCGTGGGAACAGCGGCAACAATGGAAGCCGTTGCCGGCGGAACTTTGGGCGCAGGTATTGGTGCCTTTTCTCGCCCACAGGCAGCCACACCTCCAGACGCAGGTTTAAACGTTCCTCCGCCTCAAGAAACGCCGACGATGGATATGCCTGCTATTCCGCAGCCTACGCCATCCACTTCAATGCCGTTGCTTTCTGCAGACGAGGCTCGCCAGCAGTCCTACGAACAACAGACGGGAAGACAGGCTGATCTGCAAGGAGGTCTATTTCAACCTGCGCGTGGTGTAACAGCACCGCCTATGGCGGCTCCTCCGATGGACTTGGAGGCAGCAGCACAGCAACGAGAGCAAGCCTATCAACAGCAAATGGCTGTCCAGAACGCCCGCCAAGAACAGGCAGAGCGTGGCAATCAGTTTATGACCACGCCTGACCCTTACCTATCGCAAGCTGAGGCAGCTATTCAGCCCGGTCAAACAGAACGCGCACAGGGTTTAGCTGCTCAACAGTTTGGTTTAAACGCCAATGCGCCACGTCAGGAATTTGCACCTCAGTTCCCAAATCTTGCTGCAGCGCAACAATCTATTGATGGTGATCGCTTTCAACAGCAAACACCATTGCCACAAGTTACGCCAGCGCAAGCGTTGCCTCGTGTTGGTAGTCCCACTCCCACTCCTCAGACCGCTCGCGCCTTTGATCGTCAGGCTGAACTGCTTGGTCAGATGCAGGGACTTCCCCAAGTTGAGCAAACTGGTTTAGCTGCGCAAGCTGACATTGCAGGGAGAACTGGTCAGGTAGCCACACCCAAAACAGGTTTCGTTGCGCTCGAACCAATGACACCTAGAGAAGCCCGTCAAAAGCTAGCTGTTCTCAAGGAAGACCTAAAGATTCAAGAGATGCCCGCAGAGCTTGCTCAGTTTCGCAAACAAGGCTTGCAAGGCCCAATACCCAAGGAATTGCGTGAACCCACTAGCAGCTTGCATATTGTTCCTCATCCCACAGTAGGGGGTAGGTATGCTATTGAGCAACGGGTAAAACCAACGAAAGAAGCACCAGAACCTCGCCGCGCTGATCGCGCAGTGCCTTCTGTTTTGCAAACATTTAATTTAATGGAGAGGTTAAAAAATACTGGTGTTATTACCCCAGAAGCGTTTGCCGCAGCACAGAGATACGGATTTAATATTAATGCTCCAATTGCAGCGTTTCAACAAAAACAAACAGCACCGGATATTATTACCCAACAGCGCCAAGGAATGGCTGATGAAGCCGCTTTAAACGCAGAGTTACGTGGTGGCGTTGCTACGCCAGAAGAGGCGCAGCGTTTATTTGAAACTGGCATGGGTCGTCCGTACGATGCTATCCAGCAAACAGCTCCACAATCTCGTGAATTAGGTCTTAGTGAAAGAGAGCGTCGTTTAAACGCAGAAGAGGCTGAAGCACAGTTAAAAGCCAACCGCGATCCAGAAGCTATTGCCCGCAGACGATTCCAAGAAAAGCTTCAAGGCCCCGAGGTAGATTTCCTTGAGGGATTTGATGTCAACATGAATGCTGAACCCGGCCCTGCATCGCCGGAGTTTACAGAGCAGTTTATGAAGCCAGAGGGCAGGTACTCTCTGTCCGGAGAAGCTACGCCCGAGCTTAAAGCCACCGTTGAGGACATGCGCAAGCAGTTATTGCCGATCCTTAAACGCTTTGGTTTAGGCAACCTTGGGTTGCGCTTGGTTGATTCTATTGAGAATGGCAAAGCTGATGGCATGTATGCTCAGCAGGTCATTACCTTGGCGCTTGATTCTGACAATCCACTTGGTGTGATGCGTCATGAAGTCATTCACGCACTAAAAGAGCTTGGAGCGTTTACACCTGCCGAGTGGAAGGTTCTAACAAAAGCCGCAAAAGATACATGGATCAATCAGTTCTTTGACCGAGACATGCAGGGTCGCTATCAGGCGGAATACCTTAAACAAAATGGTGACCTAAAAGGATTCCAAGAATACCTGCAAGAAGAAGCGATTGCTCAGGCATTCCGATTCTTCTCTAGCCCAACACCAAAGGGTGCGTTAAACGAATTCCAGCGACCATCAGGCCGGGTCGCTAACCTGATGCGTCGTTTAAACGAGTTCTTCAAAGCGATCCGTGATTTCTTTGGCAGTAAAGATATACCCGTTGACGAGATGTTCTTACCTAACCGTATCTTTTCTGACATCGAGCGTGGCGCTATTCAGCCGGGTCGGGCGCAGGGACGCAAGGAAGAATTGCCACAGTTTGCACCCAAGTATTCGATTAATTTCAACAAGACCGGTGATCTCACTCCACTGACCGTTCAAAAGGTTCGGGTGTACGAAAAGGAACTCGAAGCGCTTACTAAAAAGATCGGTAGTCGTATTGCAGGAATGACATCAGATCAAACTGTTGACGATGTCCGTAAAGCAATCAAGAAACTTCAAAGCTACACCGCTCAGGGTCTTAAAGGTCGTGAATGGTACGAACGTTCTGCCAAGGCTATTCTTGACGCATTTAATGGCGATCCTGTTCTTGCTGAAAAGCTTTTTCAGATTATTGCCATTACGTCTGCGAACACTGAAGTGGCTGCTAACTTCACCAAGGCAACCAATGCTTGGTCACAGTTTGCCAATGGCAGACCGATTAAGGTTGGAACAACGGACACTAACAAAAAGATCGAGGCTTTGCTGTACTTTGGTATTGACTGGGACGGTCGCAAGACCAACACGTTCTATACCAACTTGATGGAGGCAATGGACGGCACAGACAGCGGTCGCTCCACTATTGATCTTCACATGACGCGCATGATCTTTGGCAAGGACACACCTACAGACGCTCAGTATGAGCTTGCTGAAAACATGGTGCGATTGCTTGCATCTAAGCTAGACATTCCTCCTCGCCAGATACAGGCAGCTTCTTGGGTAACCCAAAAAGCAAAAGGGATGTTTGAGGATTATCGCAAACGAGGCATAAAGAAAGACCTGAATGACGATGAGTTGCGTCAGATGACCTTTGAGCGAGCAATTACAGACTACTCGCACTTGATGAAAGCTAAGGTTCAAAAGCTCCGCATAACGCCAGAATTAAGTGAGCCGTCGCCGTCTATTCGCGCTCGCACTCAGACCATTACGGGCGAGGTTATACCTTCTGTTAAAACGCCAATGTCTCAGGTAGAAAAGGTTGACTTTACCAACAAGGAAAAGCTCACCAAAGATATCATGAAGAGCAAATTTATTCCGGATATCGCCGAGATTCTTGGCATTGATAGCCGGATTAGAGTGACCGTACAAAGCGGAGCATATGAAGGCAAAGTTAATCCCAACCTTAAAGTTGAGATCATCAATCCTAATGCTGAAATTGCAGAAAACGATGCTCGTGACTTGGCTTATGCCATGTCTTATGTGTTTAAACAGGATGCCACACCGTTCTTCCGTGCGGATCCAAAGCTGTTAAATAAAGCGCAGTATGGCGTATCAATGAAGTTTGGCAAGAACTTAACTCCGGCAATGCAGAAAAAGATTCTTGGGGTTATGAACCAGTATCTAGGTGCTGATGCGGGATTTTCAAAAGTTGGCCCGACCGAGATAGTGATGATAAACTACCGAGGTGATGACGGTAATCCGTTCTTGATGCCAGATGTTGACTTCATCGAGGCTCTTGCAAAAGCAAGAGATGATATTAATCAATTCGCACCCATTGAAGACGCTAATGCCTTCGGTGCTAAATCGGAGTATCCATATCATGATTGGGAAGCAGACACTGATGGAAACGCTATTATCAAACGGCTTCAGAATAGCCGAGGACAGCGATCCTATCTACAAGAACAACTCGTCAATCTCCGTGAATCCTTCATCGGAAAGGCTAGAGAAGCTGTCATCAAAACAGGGGAAAAACCAAAATTCAGCCTCCGAAACTTTGGATCTGACCAATCTGCCCTTCGACCCAGCCCTAGCAGCGATGCAGGGATCAGCTTCAACCCAGTCAAAGAAGACGCAGTAAGCTTCCAAGGCTCGCATTACGGCAAGGCTAAGACTGAGGTCTTAAACGGTGCTAAGTACGGTCAAGGCTTGAAAGGCGCAGAGGCTCGACGCTTAGAGCAATCTGACGATGACCGTATCAAACGCCGTGTGTACTTCTATATCCCCCGTGGCAACAACACAATGCCAAACCGTGAGGCTGGTGTAGGTAGCTACGTGTACACGCAGAAGCTAGACAACATTTTGGCTCCCGGGCCAACAATGGGTCGTTTAAACAAAGAAGCTGGTGGTGACGCCAACAAGTTTGAAAGCCTGATCGTTGACAATGGCTACGATGGCTACGCTGTGCCTGACTACGGCATGATGGTTGTTCTGAATCAAGATGTACCTGTTAACTACGAGGGTACAGTTGATGAGGTTCATGGTGGCAAAAAGTTCTCCCTCCGCGCACCACAGACTCCAGAGTTTAAGCAGTGGTTTGGCAAAAGCCAAGTTGTTGATTCCGGTGGTAAACCATTGCCGCTCTATCGAGGTCAGCGTCGAGATACCGGTGGAGATGACTTTGATCTGCGTACAAGAGCGACCGCAAGTTTTACAAGCAATCCGAACGTTGCAAGCATTTACGCTGTAAAGCCTACTGGCGAAACAGGTCGTGAGTCTATGGTGATGCCTGTCTATATGAGGATGGAGAAGCCCCTTGATTTGCGAGAATACGGTTCAGATCCAGCTCCGATCCTTGATTTGTTAGGAGATGCTGGCATTTGGGGTCGTTCTGATAATGCAGAAATTGTTGCTATTGTTAATGATCTTGCTCAACAACAATACGCTACTGGATTCTTATCTTCCAATCGTGACGACCTAGATTTGGATGATGTTTCAACAGACCTTTCGAATGCTGTTGCTAACAAAAACGAAGACAGAATTGTTGAGATTCTTGATGCAACTCGCATCGACCCTTACGCTCTTGCTGACTCAAAAGTTTTTATCGACGCCCTTAAAAAACAAGGTCGATACGACGGTATTATTGTTAAAGATGTCTTGACTGATGATCTTGCGGAAAAGGCGGGGACACGCGAGTACGACACCTATAGACCATTGAACACGTCTCAGGTTAAGTCTACGTTTAATAAAAAACCAACCGAGTCGCCTGACATCCGTTATTCCCTACGCGCGCCCAAGACTCCAGAGTTTAAACGCTTCTTTGGCAACAGCAAGGTCGTCAACGACGATGGTACACCAAAGGTGATGTACCACGGCACTGCTCGTATCATTGATGAGTTTATTCCCAAGCAAGCCAACGCAATCTTTGTTACCGACAATCCAGACTTTGCCGAATCGTTTTCAGATGATTCTTTGCAGTTTATGGTTACAGAACAGAAAAAAATGTTGGGCAAAAAGTTTGCCGACATGAGTCCTGATGATCAGTTGCAGCTGCTAAAGAAAGGGTACAAGCTTGGTGTTAAACAAAAAGCCATAAGAAAAGTAGACGCTGACAAAGCAATGGCAGCTATTACAGAGGATTTTGACAACCGCAAATACCCCACCAACACAGAATTCAATAATATTGCTGAGTTTTTTGAAGAAGAAATTAAAAACAAGCTAGAAAGCGGTCAAAATATCATGCCCCTGTATGTACGGGCAGAGAATCCTTTTGACTACGAAAACCCACGGCACATCGCCGAGTTAATGAAATACCAAAATCGTTTTGATGCTGAAGAAGATATTCCAAGAATTGAAAAAGGAAACTGGAATGTTATCGAGGCTGAAGATATTCAGGCGTTAATTAAAGACCTTGGCTTTGATAGCTTTTATGTTAAAGAAGGCGGCACAAAGAACCTTGCTGTCTACAATCCGAACCAGATCAAGTCTGCCATTGGCAACCGTGGTACGTATGATGAGACAGGTCGTATCCTGTACTCGCTTAAGAACGCACCGCCAAACCAGTACACCAAGTTAACAGAAGATCCATTAACAGAGAAGACCATTAACGGCGTAATTAAGTCTGCCTTTAACGCTGTAAGCAATGACGGCACTTCCTATCGCAACGCATTGGTTGACAAGTTTTCGCAGTTAAGCAAAACGCTATCCTCCCTGCCGCTGTTTAACAACAAGGGTGAGCTGCGTGGCGATATGCTATTGCACAGCTACGCTCAGGCTACCAACCTCATCAAGGCAGGATTGGTTTCTGGCACTCCCATTCTGAACAAAGATGGCACAATCGGCATCGAGCGTAGCGACAACAACTTAGCCAATGCAGAAAGACTTGCTGACCTGCTTGACACCAACAAGAACGTTGTTGAGTCTGGTCTGACCGGTCGTGGCTACATTGCAAACATTGCCCGTAACCTGCGTGGTGCTGACATCATTGCAGAGGATCGTGCTGCTCAACAGCTTGGCGCTCAGCAACTTGCCAAAGCAAACCAAATGTATGCTGATTTAAACGCAGAGATTAAAACAGGAAAGTTGAGTGCTGGGGCAGTTGCCAAGAGACAGCAGGAAATCAACAAGCTACGCAAAGAAGGCAAAGAAAACAGCCGTCAAAAGCGAGAGCTTCAAGTCAAACCCGAGGATATTGCATGGGCTGAAAAGCAATTGCAAATGACCCCAGAGGTACAAGATATCCTTGATATTTGGAAAGAGGTCAACACGTCGTTAGTCAACCTGTATGAAGAGACAGGCATGATCGACAAAGAAACTGCCGACAAATACCGAGGTCAAAAGAACTACGTCCCGCTGTTTAAATCGCGTGAGGATTTAAACGAAGAGGCGTTCTTCCGTACCGGCACAAGCCCGAAGACAGCATCCAAGCTCAAAGAGCTTAAGGGCGCTGACATTACACGCAATATCTGGGAGAACATTACAAAGCAGTACGCAGTGATGACTGCTGCGGCGTATGAAAACCAGACTCGCCGAGTGTCGGTCGAGCAGATGCGAGGCATTAGCGGTGATTTGGCTAAGATCACAACCAAGGATGATCCACGGGTTAACTTGCGATTCCGCAAAGATGGCGAGGATGTTCACGCCATCATTGAAAACCCCAATGACTTGGCTGCGTTCCAGTCCATGACCTATCAGTTTGGCCCTGTCATGCAATTCCTTGGTGGGTTTACCAAGCTTCTGCGAGCAGGTGCGCTGATTAACCCAATGTTCTGGCTGCGTCAGCTTATACGTGATCCTATCTCTGTATCGTTGACAGGTCAGGCAGGAATCGTTACGCCGTTCCATTCTGCCAAAGAGTTCATAAACATCCTTGCTCGCAACTCAGAGGAAGCCCGTGTTCTAGCTTCTCGCGGTGTGATCGGTCAGTTTGACACGACAGTGAGTTTAAACGAGTTCCTTGGCAACGTCGGCAAGGATAAACAAGCTGCTCCCGGGTTTATGCAAAAAAGCATACAGAGGCTGCTAGAGATCCATGAGGCATCTGATGCAGCAACTCGTGTTTCTGTGTACAAGAAAGCCAAGGCAAAAGCCCTTAAGGATGGCATGTCAGAAGCTCAGGCGGTTGACTACGCCGTGTTTAAAGCAAGAGAGTCTATCAACTTTGCGTTGACTGGCAACTCTCCGACTCTTGCTGCAGCGCGTCAAATGATTCCGTTCTTGAACGCCACTATCGTTGGTCTTGATACATTGTATCGAGCTGCAACAGGTTACGGTTTAAACGCAGAAGAGAAAGCCGCAGCCAAGAGCGCATTCAGAAACAGAGCAGCAATGATGGTAGCAATGTCATTGGCTTACGCAGCGTTGATGAGCGACGATGACGAGTACAACAAGCTGCCTGACTATGTTAAAGACGGCAATTGGCTGTTCCCAATCATTGGCTTGGACGGCAAGAAGACATTCATTAAGATCCCCGTGCCATATGAAGTCGGCTATCTGTTTAAGACCCTGCCTGAAATTGCGGTTCGATACCTCAATGGCAACAGCACTGGGAAAGAAGTTGCAAAGTCGATTAGAACAGGGCTTATTCAGAACTTGCCTACAGGCGGCACACCGATTCCTCAGTTTGCCAAACCTGCACTTGAAGTGGTGACCAACTATTCATTCTATACAGGCAGACCACTTGAAAGCGCGGGTGATGCCCGTCTTCCAGTCGCAGAGCGCGGTCGTAAGGCAAGCGAAGTGTCCAAGGCGCTTAGCAAGGCAGGTCTCGATGAAATTGGTCTGTCCCCTGCCAAGATTGACACCCTCACCAAGGGTTACTTTGCTGAGTTTGGTAACTTCTTTAACGAGCTTGCTGATGCTGTCCTTGCGGTCGGCTCAGGAAAACAACGTACAGAGAAAGACCTTGAGGACTTGCCATTCTTTAAATCGTTCATGGCAGACCCACAGGCAGACAAAGCCGTATCGACGTTCTATGATCATCAGAAGACCGCTACCGAAGTTGCCAATTCGTTTAGCAAGATGAAGGGCGAGGGTCGTGTCGAAGAACTTCAGGCTCTGATAGCTGACCCAGAGAAGAGACAGATGATTGTCGCTGCTCCCGCAATGAAGAAGATCAGTGATGTTCTATCTACGATCAACAAGCAAATCGGCATCATAGACAGAGACCAAAGTAAGTCTCCTGCCGAACGCCGCAAGATGATCAATGAACTTGAGTTAAAGCGCAATGAAATCGCCAACAGGGGAGTGGAAATAGCAAGGCAGCTAGGACTCTAACCTTTTCTGAACCTGCTCGTACAGCTCCCACTCTGTGCCGTACCGTTTCTCGAACTCCCTCTTCCAAGGGTGTCGAGAGACGTATTCGGGGGTATTATGTCCAGACCTGTGGTGTAAAGGACACAGAGGGATGCTATGTAAATGGCTGACCCGTCGATTACCATTCTTGTGAACGTGATGTATATCAGGCGGTGATACACCACGCTCTTCGTTTAAACAGACTATGCAACCAAGTTGCTGAAGCTTGTCAAACCAGTCCTTCTCTTCCTTGGTTGCCATATGCTATTCCTTCAATACCTCTACGAGTTTTTCGAGATAGTGCAGTCCTTT